ATTGTATAAAGTCTGCAATTTTCACATCTGTATCGTGTTCCTTCTCTAGACTGATCGTGTGATTTTGTAACATTCTTTCTTCAAACCCAAAATCTACTCGATTGTGAATGTACAAATCCCCTAGTTGTGTTTCATTCTCAATCTTGTTCTTGATACAACCATACATGAGGTTCATTTTGTTATTTTTATGAAAGATAGGAAACACTGCATTGTTATGAATTCTAGGGAAAGAAATCGTAAGACATTCCTCTTTTAGCATATGCATGAATGAGTCAGGATTATGCAAGTTAGTCGAATGACATCCATGTACATCACTAAGAGGCTGATAAATGACCAGATCTGCATTCTTTAAATGAAGAAGAGGGATCCGTTCATTCGACTTGAGTAGTTCCCAATTTGCATATTGAGACACTTCATATTCTTTAAAGAAGTCTGTATGCTTAAGACACTCTTGTATACCAGACATTTGACAGTTTCCTATGAGTAAACAGCTCTTCATCTATGCAACATTTATATTTTTTTTTGAGGAATAATACTCATACAGATAAAACCATGGGTCCACGTGACAGTCCACAGGAAAAATAGGGTTGAATTTTTCAGGTTGTCGAATAAAAATTGTACCCAGGATCTGTTGATCACAGCCAATAAAGTACCCCTTCTTTAGATAGAGGTAAAAGTACATATAAAATAAATCATGTAATTCGAGTAGCGTATCTTTGTGAGAACCAAACATCGACCCTGAAAAATGAACCTCGTTCTGTAAGAAAATCTTATTCTCGCTAAATCCGTTCAAAAGAATGATGTCTAACTTGTCTCGGCTAAACTTGTTTGAACATGGATAGGTAGACAAATAGGGCAGGATGTTCTCCTGTCGAACATTCCCCATGTCGTTCCATACAAAATAATCGGTATGAAAGGGATTTTCCACAATCGCTTGTTTGAGTAAATCGAATTTGGAGTTCCAAATTTTATAGCAATCGATCCCTCGACCACACGAGGGCGTAGGATCCATCTCGGCTTGCGCCTTCCAAATCAAGGGATACTCTTTGCTTACTTTGAAGTCCTCAATTTCTCGGATAAGGATCGTGTATTGAATACGGTCGTTCTGCATCATGGATTGAATGTACGCATAATCATGTTGACTTGTAAAAATGACCAAATTCGTATTTTGAAGGTTCATGACAAAGTTTCGGATCCATTTTGAATATTCTTCCAATCGATGTTTACTTTGTTTGAGACGATAATAACAACTCACAATGGTCACATCCATAATTAGACAATCACGTTATTTTGTAATGTAAGGATCAACGCATTCCATCGTTCTCTACATTTTCCTACGCTCAGGTTCTCCAGTATGTATTGTCTCGGTTCGTAAGTATACAACTTCGAGAGAAACCTAGGAAAGTCCAATTCAAACTGACCAAGCGTATATACTTTGATCCCGCAACGATCGTCCCAGTAAGGAACACTGGTACATAGGATATCTTTTTGTATCGACGTATAATCTTGTAACATGGTACGACAATCCCATACAAACAGGGGAACGTCTGCAGACAAGGCTTCTTCGATCGCAAACCCCTGTGTCTCATAGGCTCCCAAGATAATCCCATACTTGCTTTCTTTCAAGACGGCTAGGTACTCTTCTTCCTTATACCCTTTTCCGAAATCAAAAAGGGTATAAGCTATATTTTTCTTCGTTAAATAATCGTCTATCTCCGCGAGTTCAAACGGATCTCGATGTTTCATATAGACAAACACCTTTTCTCTAGGCCCGCCGGTAGGAGAAAAGGTTTTCGTGTCCACGGGAAAAGGAAAGACAATCAGCGGCAAAAAGGCTGCAGCATTCTTGGCCGTCCATGCATCGACGATCCATTGACTGGGTAAAAGATAACAGGCATTGTCATGAATGTTACGAATAATCAAGAGTTTGGTATCTGGAAAGAGCGAGAAATGTGGACCAAAGATAAACCTCTTTTCTGGATAGAGAGAGGTGTCTATGGGGATAGAGGGCGAATAAATCACATTATGGTTCGGTACGTCTTCTATCGTCCCATAGACATAGTCATCCTTTAACATCTCCTCCAGTCCGCGTCGGTTTTTAGCATGTAGCTCGCCCAAGATCAACATATGTTAGGGATAGAAGAAAAAGGATACTTATATTTTAATCCATGTAGTAGGGAACAAATCTGATGTGTCCTTGTTCTGGGCAGGTCCAAACCATTTCGATGGATAGGTAACAATCTTTTCAGGATTAGGATTGAAATAGGCTCCCCACCAACTAAAGGTACTATTGGCAATAATCTGATGAGAACAGCATGCCATCAGTGCCAACTGTTCATGATCCGGAACAGTATGGTCGATCGAGACAAAAGTCAATTCAGGAAACATGGTTACCAGTTTCTCGATATGTTCCTCGACCTCTTTCTGGTCAGCAGGCTCGTAAAAATAAATCACCTTTCTGGCTGTGGTCATACGCCGCACCACGTTTAAAGCGTTGATGTAATAGCTAATCGGTAGGACTGGATGATAGTCCTGTAAATATTTATAGTCTCCTATACGAAAATGCATAGAAATCGTGGTAGAAAAGTCAAATGGATACAATTGACGGGTTCGTTCCAAGGTTGCAGGTAGTTCGATGCGTTCCATCAGTAGGGTTTCGTACTTTTGAAAATAACGATAGGATTGAAAGTAACCGAGGAATTTAAAGGGCTGATTAATTTGTCGATAGGATGTAATCGGGTCATACTCAAACCGAGGTTCCTGGTAGACGGGCAGTGGGACCGGTGGTTTCAAATACTTACGTAAAGGCGCCAACAGAGTGTCCCAATAAAAGGGGCGATCTTCTCGCTGGGTCGGGATGTCTTCTAGGTAAAAGTCCTGTTTGTTTGTCTCGGCGTAGGCCATCAGGTTAAACAATTGAAACAATTGATTGCCGAGGCCACCCATGAGGACCGTTGTGATCATTAACCTGTCTATAGATTTTAAAATAATAAAGTAAACCCATACTCTATATGATCCCTGCACGTTACTTACCGAGACAACTGACCTCAAAAGATCGAGAGAAACAAAGGAAAGGTATTGAGAAGTCCAGGAGACTGTACCGAAAAGGGATCTATGTACCCCGTCCCCGAGTCTCGTTCAAGTCGAAGCCTTCAGGACATGTTCGAAGAGCCAAGGCCATGTATGGCGTGGATCATATCGGTCCAACCCAGGAATTGGCCAAGGCATCGGGATGTTCTGTTTCTGTACTGAAAGCGATTATTCGAAAAGGAGAAGGCGCATATTATTCAGGGGGGTCTAGACCCAATCAAACGGCTCAATCGTGGGCAATGGCGCGTCTAGCCAGTGCATTGACAGGTGGGAATTCATCCAAGGTAGACTTTCATCTTTTGCGGAAATGTAACAAATCAAAAAAGGCTTACCGTTATGCTCAGAAACCCAAAGAATTACGTATACAATGGATACCCAAACAATAGAATGGCATAATAGAGAAAGAGACTATGAAACAACCAATAACTCATGGATAGCCCTCTGTCTCGATAGGCAAAGACGAGTAGACCTACGAGAAGGAACTCGATCCATCCTACGTAGAGGGGACCTGCAATCAAAAAGAACACCCATCCAGCTAGAAAGATGGGACTGTCTTTAAAGAACCCCCATTCTAATTGATCGTGATCATCCATCCTCGTCTCTTCCACTTTCAGGTTCCCGATCGCCAATACCCAAAAGATATAGAGGACAGCAAGCCGCTCTCGCAATACCACGTCCTGGATCATGGATAGTCCAAAGATGGGTTGTAAAAGGAGTATCCCTAGACCGAGTTGACCTATCACCACATTGTATTCATTGTCTAGGTTTCTCCACAAGAGGACATCTAGACCTTGCATGAGGATCATGGAACTTAACAAGAGGTAAACCGCCAACGAGTGAACGGACTGGATTTTATAGGGCGTATATAGATTATGATAGAGGGTCAAAGATAAGAGGAAACTGCTAAACAAGAATGTATTCAAAGATACATGTTCGTTCCAACACATAGAGTACTGCATCATAATTATTCGACCGTAACCACCTTAGCTAAGTTACGAGGTTTGTCTGGGTGAATACCGCGAGCAATCGAGAGACGGTAGGCGATCATTTGCAAGACTACGGCGTAACATACTTCTTGAAGTTCCTTGTTCTCGGGTATCACGATGACCTTTTCTTTCGGTAAGGCTAAATCCTTGACTTCAGTCAGGACTAAGATGTCGCCCCCTCTACTTTCGATTTCCTTGTAGACCGACAATAACTTTTTCTGATGAGGCCTGTTTAACAAAAGAAGTACTGGAAACCCGGGACCAAGTAAGGCAAAGGGTCCATGTTTCAATGCACTCGCCGAATATCCCTCGGCGTGAATATAGGCAATTTCCTTGAGCTTGAGTGCCATTTCACATGCCATGGTCTTTAAGGTACCTTTGCCCAATACAAAGAGATGTTCCTGGTTGAGGACCGAAATATGATGGTCTGTAATGGGTAGTTTCTGCAATAGTCCCTGTACTTGGGAAGGCAGTTGTCTCAGGTCTTCGTATACGCGAGGTTTTGACACATACCCTGGATTTCTCTCCTTGATCCATAGAGAGATCATTTTAAACACAAGAAGACTACTGGTAAAGGTCTTGGTAGACGCAACTGCCACTTCTTTTCCTGCATTCAGGTAGACCCCGCAATGTACCTCTCGCGCAATCTGAGAGTCAACTACATTAATGACCCCGAGTGTAATGACGTGTGAGTGCGCCTCTACCATCTCCAGTACACGATGTAGATCTTTTGTCTCGCCGGATTGACTACAGAAGATCATCAATGTTTTTCCCATAGGTATATCGTGTTCCTCAAACTCTCCCGCATCGATGGCTTTTACCTGATAGTCCATTGGTTTGAGAAAAGCCGCCCCTATCTCACATGCATAGTAACTTGTACCACATCCAAGTAATAGAATATGTTTCAGAGAATTCACATGCGGATCCAAAAAGTCAATGCCTCCCAACTTAATCGAGGATTGAACGCGCGCCCCATGGTTCATGGCACGAGACAAAGTATAATGCTGTTCCATGATTTCTTTCAAGGTCCAGTGCAAAAACGGGGATGGAATAGTCGATGCTTCTTCCACGTCTTTCACCTCGATGGTTTTATCGGTGAATACAATCCCTTGCTTTCCAAGGACAACGACCTTGTCGTTCGGTAAGACATAGTATTCTTTGAGTTGATGTACAAACCCTGATTTTTCCGAGGTGGCCATCCATACGTGATCGTTTTCTCCAACCAAAAGAGGAGACCCATGTCGAACCAAATAGATCTCGTCTACTTGTATGCTGCATTGTACAGCAAGACCATAGGTTCCTTCTAATCGTTTTACGGCATGTTCGATACTTTCCAGAATATTCTTTTTTTCTTGGATATGATAGTATTCCATGAGGTTGACAATGACCTCTGTATCCGTATCCGAGACAAAATGAAACTCCTTTTGAGAAAGAAACGTTTTGAGTTCCAGATAATTTTCGATGATCCCATTGTGAACCAAAAGAAACGTCCCTTGATTGGAGATATGTGGGTGGGCGTTCTCCAACGTAATTCCTCCATGGGTGGCCCACCTCGTATGTCCAATCGCATTGGTACTTTCCATGTCCGAAAACCCTAATGCAAAACGGTCAAAATCATCTGGACGATTTCGACCAATACTCTTGTGCCGACAAAAAGATCCACCGGATAAATAGGAAATACCGAATGAGTCATACCCACGGTTCTGTAGTTGCTGTAGACTGTCTTTGACTAGAGTAAGTATGTTCTTCTGACCTTTTGCCAAGATAGCTGTGATCCCGCACATAGGTTAGAAATAAAGTATTGTTTATACGATTGTTCTAAAACTTGGTCTTCTTGACGCTAATCTTCTGTTTGATATTCTTTTTGGAATCAAAGGCCTGTTCCTCGTCCTCGTTATTGGCCTTCATCTTCCACAACTCGGGTGCACACAACTTAAAGGGAGGGGTAGGATTGGCCTTGTACCACGCGACTTGGGAGGTGAGTTCGTTACTCGAACTGTTATTGCAAATGACGAGACATTCAAAGTTTTCGGTACACTGGTCCATGACTTGACAGAACGATTCAAAGGTTGGAAACATGCCCGCATAATTCTCGTAGATACGTTTTCTGTTAGCAATATAGGGTTCGCGAAGAATAAACACATAATCCACATTTGTTCTTAGTTGTGGAGGAATGCCTAAAGGATACTGCATCGTAATGATCAACATGATTTTCCAGTGTCGACCGTTCATGAAAATCATACGCATCAGTTCGTTCTTCGACCAAGAGCTGTCGTATAAACAATCATCCAAGATGACAAAGGTACGTGGATCAATACTGCACTTCTTATACATGTCCATTTGGGTTTTGACTTGTTTCATCACTTGTTTCTGTCGCATTAGAATGTTTTGTATAATCCCCGTCTCAAACTTGGAATGAATAAGAACAGCTGGCACATGATTGGAATAAAACTGATTGGCGCCTTCTGTACCTGAAATCACGGTCCCTATCGGAACGTCTCGCTGATGATAGAGTAAGTCTCTCACCAAAAAACTCTTTCCTGTGTCTCGGCGTCCAATTAAGACGATGACGGGACCCTTGTTTTCATCCTTATGAAAGACAATCCGTTTCATATCAAATTTTTTTAATTCAAGTGTCATTAACATATACACAGAGAACGTAGGTTGAAATTAGACGCGGCCTTTTGATGAGTTCAAACGTATAAAATCTTTTATCCTGGGAAAACAATGAACGCAACTTTTCACCCTATCCAGGCATATACCTCGATCATCCCTAAAAAAAAGGTCGACGCCTATGTCAAACAAAACTCATACAACGAGTATATTGTGAAAGACAAGGATCAAGAAGAGAGAGTGTGTTTTAAGAAGGTCATCCCTCTGATTGACTTTGTCAAATACTTATCGGGTAAGTACAAACAGGACAATATCTTGATGTTGCCTAGCTCCGAACCTACCGAAGAGACCCCCTTTGTCTCGTGCATACAGTCGCCTCACAACTATGCCTACGTAGATAGTTTCTTTTATTGTTTGACCTCTACCTTGAAAGAGGATGGGTTCCAGCACGGAATGGAAGTGTTTGATGAGTATATTTGTTTAGCAGAGAACGTAGAGATTAATATTGCAGACGATTTTGAATATATCTGCGAGAGCACCTTTTTTAAGGATAAACTCAATCATGAGTTCTTTTTCAAGGAGGAAGAGTTGAATACGTTACTGCAAGAGAAGAAACAGGAGCCTATTCAAATATCCGATGAACATTGTGTCTTTGAACTAGAGGATCTCGATACCAATGAACCAATTGTCTCTCCCCTGGTCGAGGAAGAGCTCACGGAACTCAGCGAAGAACTTGTCACAGAAGAACTCACGGATGATGCCGTCACCGAAGAGGTCGATTTTGACTTGGATGAACCAGAAGATGGGTCCGAACTGAGTTTCACCGAGGATGAAGAGGAAGAGGAAGGCAGCATCGAAAGCGATTGCGAGACCCCCGAACTTCTTCAGGACATGGTTCTCAATATTAAGAAGATGCCTGTGCAGGTAGTCACGTTGGAGAAGTGTGAAGATACCTTGGATTCACTCTTGGAGACAGACGCCATGCGCATGGAGGAACTAGAAAGCGCGATGTTTCAGATCATTGTCATGTTGTATACCTACCAGCAGATTTTTCATTTCACACACAATGATCTACACACCAATAACATTATGTATGTGCATACAGATCAAGAGTTTATCTGTACAA